ATGAAGTTATTTTCCATTGGTGCACTTACCAAACATGCTTCAGCTGTTGATTTGATTGATGCTGTTTTCGAGACAGTCACCTACTTTGCAGAAGGTGGTTATGCTTGTTTTCAGCGTGGATCCATTAAGCCGTTGTTGTATGGTAATATGGAAAATGAGGAATTTGAAGAGCTTTATTCTAAATGTCTTCGTTGTCAAGAATATGCCAAGTGTGGTAATCTTGAAAAATATGAAGACATGAGTGAAAATGATTATGAAGCTCTTCTTGCACAGTGCATTGAGAAGGCGAATATGCTTGTTACTACATCTCGTGGTCCTGTTGAGAAGAATTTTCTTCGCAGGAAACTTGATACTTTGAGATTGTGGCAAGCAACGTTTCGTCAAACTCGTGTACAAGGTGGTTTGCGCGAAGCACCTTATTCGATCGGAATTTTTGGCGGTACTTCTGTTGGAAAATCTACTATTGCCAATGTGTTAATGGTTACGACTTTATTGCACAATGGTTATTGTGCCGCAGACGATCGAATTGTAACTTTGAATGAACAAGACAAGTTTTGGTCTAATTTCCGATCATTTACAAATGGAGTTTTGATTGATGATATTGGAAATACCAAAGCTGATTTTGTTGAACGTGCCCCTACTTCCTTAATGATTCAGTTAGTCAATAATGTTCGTATTTATGCGAATATGGCTGAAGCTGACATGAAAGGAAAGATTTCTGTTGAACCTAAAGTAGTGATTGGCACTAAGAATGTCAAAGATACATGCGCAACCACTTATTCCAATGAACCTGCTTCTATCACACGTCGTGATCGTATTACTTTAACTGTAAAAGTTAAACGTGAATATGCGGTTCACGATATGTTGAATGAAGATAAGGTTAAGGCTGCTTTTCCAGGCGGTGCACCATTGATCCCAGATTTTTGGGACATTACCGTTGAAAGATCTTTTCCCATACCACATGGAGTTAAGGGAAAAGCAGCCACTGTTGGATGGGAGGTTATCCAGTGGAATGGAAAACCTCTCTTGGATATTGGGTTACCAGAGCTTATTCGCTGGATTGGACAGGATTCTGTCAAATTTTACGACAATCAGAAGATGATTGTTGATAAGAATAACAATCTAGCTGGAAAATTGGAGCTCTGTCCAGAATGCCGTTACCCTATTCCTGATGTGTGTGTTTGTCAACAAGTGCAACACATCTTTCTTTCTCGTATTGATGATAGATGTTCAACGGGCTATTGTACTCGTTGTGAAGGACATCATCGTGAGTATGAGGAAG